ATCGCGCGCGCGGTCCAGCCGGGTTTCCAGCCGCATGACTCGCACGAGCATGTAGATGAACATTCCCGACACGAGGGCGGAGCACGCGACCATGAGCCAGAGCGAGCGGGTGCTCATTGGTCCCGCCATTGGTCCCACATTGGAACCATTTTGCGCCGTTGACTCCCACGGGGAATCTCATCGCGGTGCATGGCCTCCTCGATACATGGCGCGGCGCATCATGCAGCCACCCCCGCGTCGATGTTTACCACGACGGTGTCGGCGTCGACTGGCACCATCACTCGCTGGACGAAGTTCCCCGCTCCCGGCTTCGTCGTCGTCAGGGCTGCCGCAGTCGCGGCGGAGAGGTAGTAGTCGCTCCCTGCCGTCTTGCCGTGCGCGGGCACGCGGAAGCGGCCAGCAGTCGCCACCACGAACGTATCGGCCGAGGGCACGGCCACGACGATGCCGTCGGCAAGCGTGCTCTCCGCGTCCGCTCTCGCGCCCACCCACGTAGACACGCCGGACGAATAGACGGCGTCCAGCAGCGCGAAGCCGTGGGCCACGACGTAGATCTCGCCCGCGGCCGCCTGGACCGCCAGCGAGACCGAGAGGGCATCGGAGACCAGGCCGCCGGCGGCGACCGCGCGGAAGTAGCGGGTCGATCCCACCTCCTTCGACTGCAAGTCGACGCGCGCGAGCGATCCGTCCTCCACGAGCACGACGAATCGATCACCGTCCACGTGCGTCGCCCGGGCGGCCACGGTCCCGCGGCGACCGCGCAGAAGGTGCGATAGGACGTAGACCCCCGCGTAGGAGAGCGTCGCCGTGCCGATGCCCAGGACCTCGCCGCCGAGCACGCACCAGTTTTTTCCGGCGCGCACCTCCGCGTCGGTCGCATTGGCGAGCGTGCCGCCGACGAGCTGCACGGTGACCGTGTTGGTGTCGTCGAACTCCCCCCCGAATGCGGTGTTCCCGAGGGCGCCGTCGGAGGCCCCTCCGGTCGCGGGCACCAGGACCGGCGCGATCTCCTCGAAGGATGAGTCGTCGGCACTCTTCCATACCGACCCTCCGCGCCACTCCTCGCTCCCGCCGGCGACGGCCGCGAACCAGAGGCGGGGGCAGCACGGGGGGCAGTCCTCGACGAGCGAGGCCGGCAGGACGAAGAGATCGAGGAACGGAGGCTGATAGATCGACACTACAGCACCTGCCCCTGCTCGATCACGGCCTCGACCGCGACAACGCCGTTGCGGCCGCGGTTCGCCTGCACCACGAGCATCGTGTAGCTCTCTCCGTCCGACTCGACCGTTGCGAGGTCGTTCTCGGCCAGGTGCCACATCGAGGGGGGCAACTGAAGCCGCATCACCTGGCGGTTCACGTGCCGGGTCCACAGCGCGCGCTTCGCCAGCGCGAGCGCCTCCGCGGAGGTGAGGACCACCGGAGCCCCGAAGAGGTCGACCACCTCGACCGTGAGCTGGTCGGGGTCGACGCGCCTGAATTTTTGCAGGCCGCGCTGGTAGTCCGCATCCGGGTCCTGGTAGGCGACGTTGACCTCCGCGGGGAGATCGAGCCCGCGCGCGTCCTCGATCTCTAGCGGGCGCGCCGTGTCGGTGCCCGACTCGTGGGCGGCGAGGTCCGCCTCGCGGAGCGTGATCGCGTCCGGGGAGGCGCGGTGCATGAATCGCAGCTTGCCGCCGACCTCCTGCACGATGAGGCTGTAGGCGGTGATGAGGCGCGCGATGCTGTCGCCGGCGGCCTCGGGACCGGGAACCGAGTAGCCCGCCACATTGCCGCTCAGGGCAGAGACGTCGTAGTCGGCGGCGTCGAGACCTGCGGCAAGCAGAAGCGAGCCGATGACCGTCTGCATCGTCTGCGAGGACGACTTGCGCACGAGTGCCTGGAATTGAGGCAGGCGATTCCCGTAGGGACCGATGTACACCTTCTCCAGCACGCAGTAGTGGGTGTCGCGGAAGGCGGGGACGTTTCCCGCCCCCTCGAAACTCTCGATGATCGTATCGGCGGTCTGGGTCGTGGTGCCCCGGTACTTCGTGAGGCTCGTGACGCGGGACTTGTCGAGGGCGTCGACCGTCTGATCGATCGTCGCGCCGGCGCCAGCCGCCTCCGTCACCGCGCCGGTGTTCGCGATGTGCATCTTCGTGCCGCCGCCGCTCCACGGACCCGTGAACAGGACCTTCCCCGTGACGTTGTTCCCTCCGTTGTTGAATCCGGTGACGGTCGCATTCTTGCCCGTCTTGTACTGGGTCAGATCGGGGCCGCCCGAAGTGGACCGGATCTCCATCCGGTTGACGGTGATGGACTGCCACTTCACCGTGACGACGCTCATCAGGTCGCTGGTGTTCGACAGGTCGATCCCGTCGATGTTGTAGATCTGCTTCCCGTCGGCCCACAGGATCAGCGGGGAGCTGGGGTTGTGCGACCCGTCGCCCATGGAGATGGCGATGCTCGCGTAGTAGTTCTTGTTCGTGATCTTCCCGCTCTTGGTCGAGCCTGACGTGACTGATGCGCTGATGACGGCGGAGTGCCAGATGACCGTCCCGGGCACGCGCACGGCGGCACCCCACGGGCGAGGCAGGGGCGTTCCCTCGCTCCCGAGCGAGAGGGCGAAGTCGTCGACTCCGCGTGAAGCGGCGGACTTCGAGGCGAAGAGATAGCGGGAGTCGATGTAGCCGCCGGCGATCGCGCTCGCTGCCCCGACCAACCCGGCATGGAGGGCCGCCGAGCCGAACAGCGTGAATGCGTATCCGCTGCCGGCGAGCGCCGAACTGAGGGCGGGACCTGCGAGCCCGAGCGCCAGGGTCGCCATCAGGTCGCCACCCGGAAGCGCCACGCTCCGGCGATGCGAGAGGTCCAGCCGCGGCTCAGGCCGTGCTCGACAACCCGGCCGACAAGCTCGTACGTGTGCAGGATGCCGTGGGGAGTCCGGATCGCGAGGTGGCGCGGGGAGATGGAGCCCTCGCAGTGGAACGCCATCACGTCGCCGGCGAGAGCTTCATCCGTCCGGTCCATCCGCACGTCCATCTGCGCGACGAGATCATCGTCCCAGAGCGAGTAGTCGCGCCGCGCGGGCTCCATGGTTCCCAGTGTACCCCCCACGGCCTCGATGAGACCCACGCAGTCCACGCCGCCGTGCACCCCCTTCACCCTCTGGTGGAGCGCGAAGGGGGTGCCCAGCCAGGACCGGGCCTCGATGACTGCGGGATGCTGCTGCGTGCCGATCACGGGGGCGTCTCCAGCAGTGCGTCGGTTCCCGGGATGTAGCGGAATCCCCGATGGTTCGCGAGGTTGCTGAACTTGTCCTTGCACGTCGTCGCGAGCTTGTCGCAACCCGGCTCGATCGTGAACTCGTCGGTCACCGCGGTATCGAAGGGCGTGGCATCCCATAGCGAGATGCGCGCCTTCCCCGAGGACGGCTGGTTGTGCTCGTGCAGGAGGATCTCGGAGGCGAGCCCGGAGTTGTCTCCCGAGGTCCAGACCACGCGCCCGAGGGAGTAGTAGCCGTCGACCGTCGAGAGGGATGTGTTCGTGCAGGTGAACTTCTGGCGCTGGGTGACGATCGTCTCGACCGCCTTGCCCGCCACCTTCACCGCAGCCAGGCCGAACGCGCACCGCGCGTCCCCGAGCTTCGCGTCGCACAGCTTCGAGTGCACGCGCCCCACGGGCTGCTTGAGCCATCGGGCGATCCCGGACAGGGTCGCGCGCCACACCTCGCTCGTGTGGCGGGTCGAGTCGATCCAGAACCGTTCGTAGCGCAGATGACCCTTCCACGGATAGCGCCAGTCCACGAGGTAGACCTCGACGAGCGCCTCGCGGAAACGGCCCGCGCGCAGGTCATCCGCGGTGATGGCGGAGCTGGAGAGGACGCCGACCGCGTCGAAGTTCTTCTCCGCGAGTTGGCCCTCGGATTGCGAGGCCGTCGCGCTCCATCCGCCCGCGGGAATGAACGCATCGGTCGCGTTCTCTGCCCCGGTGATGCCCATATTGAGCCGCGCATCGTGGTCGGTGAATCGATAGATCGTGCCGTCCACCCGGGTGATTTTGAAGCAGGTCGCGTGGAAGTGCGTGCGCACGAGGCGCCGCGCATCGGCGTAGGCGGTCAGCGTCTCGCTCACAGAATGCTCCGTATCGCGATGCCCCAGCGGCCCGCGGCGGTGGCGTTCTCGATCAGGTGGCAGATCGCACCCTTCGTCGCCGCGAGCGCCTTGACGAGAGTGCCGCCCGCATCGTCGAGGTCGAGGCTGTTCGCGCTCACGTTGACGATGACGAACGAGCGCCCGGGCTTCAGCTTGCGCGCATCGGGCATGTTGACGGTGCGCCCGGCGTCCGGGTTCAGCACCTGCAACCGCGACGAGCCCGGCACGAGCGTACGGTCGGCGACCATCGAATGCGCGCTGGCGCTCCCGCCGTAGTGCGTCGCAGCCGAGACGCTCATCCGAGCGCGTACCACTTCTTCGCGGCGCCGGAATCCAGACCGAGGAACACGACGCAATCCTCACCGGCCGCGAGCGTCGCCACCGTCACGCCGCCGACCGTCTTCCGCAGCGTGAAGCTCTGCGTCGATGTCGAGTCGTTCTGCACGTAGTGGTACGGGCCACCGAGGTTCAGGTTCGTCACACTCGGCAGGATGACTTGCAGCGACGCGGTCACCGTCCTGATCGTGCGGGCGAAACCGTCCGATATCGCAAGCGTCAGGTGCGCAGTGATCGTCGTGAACGCCGCCCCCCCCGGGTCCGCCTCGTCCTGTATCTCCCCGTCGTCGCGGATCTCGATCAGCGGGACGCGGGCGCTCCCGAGCGCGCGATCCTCAAGCGAATGCTCCATCGAATCGTCGATGAATCGCACCGGCACCCGGTACTCGAAACCGGCCTTGACCACGACGGCCGCGACCGGCGCCACCGTGAACGTGACGATCCCGGTCGTCGTGTCGACGGTGTACCCGCTCGCGGCCTGCGTCGCGTCGTCGAAGGATATGACGACCGAGCCGCCTACCGGCTTCGTGATGTTCCGAGTGCGCGTCACCGATCCGCTCGCGTACTTCTTGACGAGCTGGAACTGCGTCGCCGTTCCGTCGCCAGTGCCTATCGTCACGTCGCGCGGAGTCGTCGCGCCGATCCCGTCGCCCGCGCTCGTGTGGTCGAGCCGGTCGAGGAACCGGAACCCGTTGGCCGGGCCGGTGCGGGCGACGAAGAAACTGTAGACGTCGTACAGCCTCTGCCGGGACTGGATGCCCGTGCCCACGTCGTACTCGCGCCGCGCCCCGTTCCATCGCGCGATCCGCTCCTCCGCGCCGCCGTCGACCTCGATGATGGACGTCGAGAATCGCGTCGTGCCGCGAGCGCCGAGCGCGACGTCGACAGGGAACTCCACCTCGTCGAATGCCATCAGGACATCGCCCTTCTGGCGGCGAGGCGCACCTGTCGCTCCGAGCGCCGGAAGGAGTCCGCGTCGGGCGTGTAGACGTTCAGGGCCACGCTCTGGAGGGAAGAGCGCCGATCGAGGAAGTCCTGTATGGGGGCGCGACCCGCACCGGGGATGGGGCCCTCGGGACCGAAGGGAATGCCGCCGCCGGGACCGGACGCGGCGGGGAAGAGCGAGTCCGCGATGCCCGTGAGACCGCGATTGAGAAAGAGGTTCGCGAGCTGCGATGCGATGTTGTCGAGGATGCCGGTGAAGTTCCCCGCGCGGATCGCGGCGAAGTCGATGGCGTTGCCGATGGTCATGAATGCCGAGCGCCCCATGTCCTCCACGTTGGCGAGGTTGTCGGACAGCTCATCCAGCTCTAGATCGACATCGACCTTGTCCGGGAAGGCGCCCGAGCCGAAGGATAGCACCGCGTCGGTGCCCGCACTGACCGCATCGACTGCCCTCTCACCCAGCGCGACGAAGTCCTGCCACCATCCGACGGCTGCCTCGCCGAGCGGTGAGTCCGGCGAGAAGAGCGCCCGCGCCAGGTTGCGCTGGCCCTCGGCGATCTGCTCCGCCATGAGTTTGGCGGCCGCAGCCGCACGCTCCGCCTCGTCGGCGATGCGCTTCGCGATATCGGCCTCGAGGCCCGCGGAGATCTCCAGGTTCCTGCGCTCGTCCGCGCGCTGTCGCTCGATCTCCAGCGTCTCGCGCTGGATTTCGCGCAGGACCACCAGGTCCGCGGACTCCCGCCGGATGCTCTCCTCTAGACTCGCCTGCCTCTGCGTGATGCGGTCGAGAATATTCCCCATTCGACGCGGATCCCCGGAATCGCCCAGCCGGAGGTTCTGGAGGAAGGCCTGTTGCTGCAATTTCTCCGTTTCGATCGCCGTGGCGAGATCCGCCCGCCGGCGATCGATCGAAGCGACAGCCTCGTCGATCTGTTCCTCGATCGGAGTCGGATCACGGCCGAACTGACCACGGAGGCGCGAGACCTGCCGGAGCTGTGACAGCTCCTTGTCGAGGGCGGCGGACCGAGCCGAAGCCGCCTCCTGCTCCTTCTCGATTCGCTTGCGCGTCTCCTCCGCCGCCTTCTTCTGCGCCTCCTCGAGCTCCTTCGATTTTCCGATCACGAAACCGATCCCCGCGCCGATCGCCGCGAGGCCGCCCGCGATAGGCCCGCCGGCGGCGAAAGAGGCGAGGATATTCACGCCGACCGCCGTCCAGTTCTTTTCCATCGAGGCGGCCGAGGCTGCCACCGCCGTGATCGCACCCGTCATGCCGCGCGCGACGCTGCTCACCGTGCGCGCGACCTTCTTCATGCCCGCGTTGAAGTGCACGGTGTGCGCCCTGACTTCGGCCTGGATTACACCGCTGATCGACACTACGCGAACCTCGCGGCGTAGGCCGAGCACGCGCGCTCGATGGCGTCATCGTCCATCGGGCGATTGCGCTTGCCGCCGCCCACGTGCATCAACCCGACCGGCCAATCGCCGGAGAGGTAGCGCCGCAGCCACACCATGAACTCCCGCCAGTCCATCGACAGCACATCGCGGAGACGGCAGCGGAGAGCAAGGGACAGCGTGACGACGAAGCCGCTCACTGCGTCCCCGCCGCTTTTCCCCCCTCGCCCGTCGCGGCCTCATCATCGCCCACGCGATCGGCGGACTCGTGGAGCCCGTTGTGACGCTGGACCGCGCTCGCGATCCGCAGCACCACGCTCGCGGCCAGCGCGAGCACCTTCGGCTCGTCGTCGTCGCCGAACACGCGCACGCCCATCGCGTCGCACGCGCCGTACAGCGCCGCGTGGACCGTGGAGCTGCCCTTGCGCTCCATCATCGCAAGCATCTCGCCCACGGTGTAGGAACGCACGTAGAGGCCCGGGATGGACGCCACGCCTGCGGAGACTACGTTGCGCGACAGCGCGAGAAGATCGTCGCTCAGGGCCATCAGGGGATCGCCACCACGATATCGGACCCGGGAACCACGGTCAACGGACCCGAGAACTTGAAGCCGATGTCCTGCGTCATTCGGTCCTCCATCGGGGTCGCGCGCCCGAGCGTGGTGACGTGCGCGAGCGTCGTCAGTTCCGCGCCCTTGATCTGCGTGCCCCGCGGCTTGAACCGCACGACGAACGGCAGAGGCTCGCCGCCGCGGCTGTACGCGAACGTGACGTCAGGATCCAGCAGCACGGACAACGTGCACCCGCCCGGATCGACGAACTCGGACGCGCCGAACACCTTGTAGGCGGGCTGCCCGGGGGCGGCCTCCTCCTTGTACGAAGTTGAATCGAACGTCGACCGCGTCTCGCCGTCGAACGTCACCCCGACGAGAGAACCGATCTCGGCACCGTCGTAGAAGAACCTGATACCCGCTCCGCTCCGTCCAATCATGACTTCACTCCCTGCTCGCGCATGTGCGCGCGGATCGCAGACCAGATATGCGTCGCCATCGTATTCAGCACGAACGTCCGCGTACGATCCGCCGCGGGCTTCAGGTACGCCTGCTTCCTGTTCCTGCGGCTCCCGAACTCCTGATGCGCCGGGTAGTAGCCCGTCGCGTTCTTGCGGATCCCCAACCGTGACCGCGTGCCCGCGACGATACGCACGCCGACGGAACGCCTGCTCTTCAGCGGCTTGATCGTCAGCGACGCAGCGAGCCGACCGCGACGCTTCGGCGCGAGTTCCCGCGCGAGCGCAAGCGTGGGCTGCGCGGCCGCAGACAACCCGGTGGTGACTAGCCGGCGCTGCACCGCGCGGTCCATCGTGGACAGCGCCAGCGCAAGCTCGCGGTCGCCCGTGAACCTGATATCGACGGACAAACTCATGCCGCCACCACCACCTGATGCCCGATTCGGCAATCGAAACGCGCCGTATACCAGCCGCCGGGTCCGGCATCGTCGACCCACTCGAAGGCGTCGACGTCGCCGACCACCGCGAGATATTCGAGATCGCCGCCGCCATCGCGCATCGCGTAAAGCACGCCGCGCACGGCCTCCGCCACCGCGTCCCGCGACGCCGGATCGTCGGCCCAGACGGCGACATGCAGGCCGGTCGCGCCAGTCGCGCCGAACCCGTCCTGCGTCCGCTCCCGCGCGTGCGACGTGCGCTGCACCGTGATGTGCGGGAAGGCGCAATCGCGGGGCGCGGCATCGGCGTAGACGCGCGCCTTGCACAGGATCACGACCCCGCGGTCGCCTGCGATGGCGGCGACGACATGGCCGCGGACGGCGGAAGGCGTCACTGACCCATCTTCCTCTCGCACAAGCATTCCATGCGCGTGCGCCGCTCGTCGGGCTTGATGTGGCCGATGTTGAGGATCGTGCCGTCGTGCTCGCGGAAACGGTGCGCGACAGTGAGCCCCGCGAGGAACCATACCGTGACGCGGACAGTCGCCTGCGGCATCACGCTCGCCGCCTCGAACAACTGGCGACCGCCGAGATGCTCGACCCGCGCGGCCACCCCCGACCACTGCGTCGAGTACGTCGTGCTCACGCCGCCGCCCTCGCCCTTGCTCTCGACGGGCCGCTCGATGTCGAGCCGTTCGCGCAATCGGCCCGTCTGCATCGATCACGCCAGAGCCGCGTCCGCCGCGCCGTAGGCGACCACGCGGTGCAGATTGCTCCCCTTGCAGACGGTCACAACCGTAAGGTTCTCGCCGCTCGAGGGCGTCGTCGCGTCCGAGTGCGGCGACAGGCCGCCCGCCGTCCCGCTCACGATGTAGATCAGCCCCGCCGTCCCGCCGCCGAGGTCCACGATGCTCCCGGGACCGGCGTAGTTCACCGGCTGATCCGCCGTCGCACCGTTCAGCGCGATCCCGACGCAGCGCGCCTTGGCGACGTCCGCGGCGGCCGCGAGCTTCAGACGGTTGTCGGCGGAATCGAGGTAGAGCCCCTGACCCGCCGTGATCGTCACACCCGCGGTCCCCGCGCCCGGCTCGCCGCTCCTGAGCTTCACGCTCGCTACGCTTAGATCGGCCATGTCAAGCAGCCTCCGTTGTCGCGTGCCAGAGGACCGGCACCGCGAGTTGTGAAACGTACGAATGGAATCTAGGGTTGTCCGGCGTCCTGATCGTCCCGGTCCCGCCGATCCCCCGGTCCCCGTCCGCATCCTCGACCATCATCAGGATCGCCCGGCGAGCCGCCGCGGGGACCGCCGCGCGCTGGGTCTCAAGAACCGCGCTCGACGAGTAGCCGCAAGTGAACCGCACCACCACCTCGAAAGCGTGGTCCTGACCGTACAGCGACGGCCACGACTGGCCGCTCTTGCGATAGATCCCGCCGAACGGCGTGTCCGCGCCCTTCGCCAGAACCCCGTAGACCGTCGCCGACAGCGTCTGCGCGGCGTTGTCGGTGTCGTAGTAGGTGATCGAAGTGATCGACAGCAACGGCGGACGCGGGATCGACAGCACCCCCGAGCCCCACCAGCCGTCCAGCTTCATCTCATAGGTGGCGAGCATGTACTGCCGCCGCGTCTCGTTCTCCAGGTGTTCGGTCGCCGTGGGGATCAGATCGCTCTCCAGCGTGCGATCCTCCTGCCCGATGTGCTCGGCCCGCAGACTGCGCTTCGCGTCCTGAAGCGTCACCGGGTAGCCGGTGGCCGCCGTCACGAGGTCGAGCGCGTAGCCGCTCATTCAAGCCTCGCATCGACGTAGAGGATCGCCGTCCCGCCCTTCGCGGCGCCCGCGTTCGTGACGTTCAGGGTCAGGAGGCCGAACGCCACGCTGTACGCGGTCGGGACCGCCGTCTCCGTGTTCGTGTTGTGACGGTTCATGCCCGCCGCCTGCATCACGTCGTACCCCTCCGCGTCCGCTACCGTGATGTCGTAGTTGACCGTCGGCTCGGCGCCGCCCGCGGCGGGGATCGTCACGAGCGCAACCACCCGACCGTAGTACGGGACCACCGTCACGAGGTCAGCGGCACCGCCCGCCGTCGAGACCCATACCCACTTGATCTTCTT